CGCTTGAGTTCGGCGTGTATGGAAAAAAACGGGGCGTTCAGCCCCGTTTTTTATTTGTTGGGTATATGCTGAAAGTGCGTAACTTAGAAGCGGGTTTAGCTTGCATTGCTAAGTCCATGGGATCGTGTCCAACACCGACACCGCCTTGTGTAAAAGGCCAGGTGCCAAATGGGCGTAGCGCTCGGTCTGCTTGATCGACGAATGGCCCAATAAGTCCCGTACTTCCGGCAACGGGACACCTTCAGAGACCAACCAACTCGCGAAGGTATGACGCAAATCATGCAGCCGGAAATCCTCAATTCCCGCCCTCTGAACCGCGTTTGTAAATGCGGTGTTGATCTGCTCGACCGGGCGTCCATTTTTCTGAACGAAAAGACGGCTGGAGACTATGCCGTTTTCATTATTCCATTGAATTCGGCGGTCAATCGCTGAAAGTGCCCCAATGTTCAAAGGAATGACACGTCTTTTGCCGTTCTTGGTCTGGCTTCCTTCCAGCAAAATTTTTTTTGTAAATCGATCAATTTGGGCGGTGTGAAGCCTAAGAATTTCGCTGCGCCGCATGCCGGTGTTTATCGCCAGGGCAATGAAGTCATGCAGATGGGGGGCCTTACTGGCGGCAGCTACGGTCAAAAGATTACGGGCCTGTTCGGCGGTGAGCCAACGTAATCTGCCTTCCGGCGTCTTGAGGTAAAGGCCAGAGGCCGGGTTATTGATGTTCCAGCCCCATCGCTTAATTGCGTAGTTGATCGAGGCTGACAGCACCGATATTTCGCGGTTGATCGTGCTGTTGCTCTTGCCCTCGATACGCCGGCTCTCGATATGCAGACTCAGTGCCCGTTTGGTGATCTGATCGACAGGAAGATGCCCGTAACGTGATTTCCAGAACTCAATAGTCCATTTGAGACGGTGCAGCCCCCTGTGATCGCGCGCGCCCGTCAGGCAATAGGCGTCAAGCAAGGTACTCAGCGTGTCAGTGGGTTCCGGTAAATTCATGCGGTGATTCTATCCGCCGCATTGGTCTGTAGAGAGGGAAAGCAGGGGAAACGGACCTGCGGACTACCTGGGCGGCGTCACGGCGACCCGCGACGGCGACCGGGCATCCTTGCGGATGCACAGCCGGGACGGCCGGCTGTTTGGATCGCCTGCTAGCTGGCGGCGTGCGTTTCGTCGGAGCCTGGCCTTCCGGGGGATGCTATAGCGCCGCCAAGTGCGGCGAACTGCCCCAGTCAGCAACTGACCGGACCCCCGGCCAGCGGCCGGGGTCCCCCCCGGTCAGCCGCTGACGCTGGCTGATGTCGGCGTGACAGATTGTGTTGGCGTGTCGCAGATAACCCAACGAGCGGCGCCATTCCATGCGATACGGACGGCGCACGGCGTAGCCTGGTCGATGACGTAGCCAAGCTCGATAAGTTCAGCAGTCTGGAGCGTGCTGACAATCTGACCGTTTTGCGAGACGGCGAACAGGTGGCGAAGCGTTGCCCCCTTCACAGACCCAACAACATGAAAACCCCGACCGGCGAACGGTTCGGGCGGTCCGTCGCTGGAGGTATGCACAACGGTGGTCGTTTCGTCTTGCTCTTGCGGCTTTGCCGTATCCGAGACGACAACCCCATTGACGGTTTCAACGACGCGAACCGGTTGCGGCTTCTCGGCTTCCTTCGCCATGCCGTTTTTGAGCGGGTTGAGCGACACACCGCCAAAACCAAAAATGGCGAAAGCCAGGACGAACGAAACAGCGGCACCGATGAAAGGCCAGCGCATCCAGATCGGGACGATATCCTGCGCGGCCAGTTCGGAGCCGCCGCCGCGGGTGTGCGACTTGTAGAGGCCAAAATACTTGGACTGGTATTCCCGGATCGAGGTATTGACGACCTCACCGCGAACACCATCCTGCACCTTTCGAATGTACTTGTCCTCACGGCCAAATGCAGTGGCCTTCTTAACCCGGTAGCAGACTTGTACCAGGTCAATAATCGACTTGCTGACCTTGCCATAGCTCTGCGTAATAAGCAGCACGTCAGCGGATTCGTGGCGGTGCAGGGAGTACCATTCCTCAACGTCGCGGCGGGTAGCGCCACGCGGCAAGCAAAGGTGGCATTCGTCGATGACGTAAAGCGGTCCGCTACCGTTATCAGGGTGTCGCCAGGTGTCGCCGTAGTCTTCGGGATTGGCAAAAGGACGGTCAAGGAACTCCGGGCCGATGTTGCGCATGAAGCGCATGAACATCGCCGGGTCTTTGGTACCTGGCACCTGTTGCGGCGGCTGGCCGAGCGTCTTGGTTCTGATTTCAATCAGTGACGTATCGAACCCCAATTGGTCGAAGCGGTCCAGGTTGAGCGGCAGATTAGTAATCACCTTGCGGCCAAGGTTAAGCGCCTTGATGACATGGTAGACGGTAGCCTCATAGGACTTGCCGCCGCCTGGCTGGCCGATGAGAAGATTAATCATCGCAATCGTGCTCTTCTTCTTCGCCGATCCAGTCGAAATCCTCGGGGTTATCAAGGATGCTCTGGACTATTTCCTCAGCTTCGCATTCTGGGATACCTTCGTCCACGAAATAATCCACGAGCGACTGGGGAGAATATTCGGCAGTCAGCATAATCTCGTCATACGTCATCACGAACCCAACCTTACAAACGGAATCAATTGGAGAATCAGCCGGATGCCAATGGCAGCGGCGATGATTGCGAAACAGTCAGCGAGGCCGATCAAGCCGAGGACGTTGATAACCTCGCTGGGGAGCGAGCCCCAAGCACCGAGAGAGGAATCAAAGGCGGCCACGTTGATGGCGTTGAGCAGGCCAACGACGAAGCCGAGAATCTGATCCAGAACGTAGGCGACCAGATCGACACCCATGTCCCATACGGCAGTGAATACAGCCTTGACCAGTCCGAATATCCACTCAGCAAAGGCGACGATGGCTTCCCAAATCGCTTCGATCACATCGAACATATCAACCCCCGAAAATCAGCCGACGCGCCAGCAGTAGCGCGGAAATGAGCATGACGACACGAATAAACGTCCAGACGTAACAGGGGAATTCAATGGTGCCACCGCCGTAGTTCATGCCCGCGCCCAAGTTCATGGAGAGCGAAAAGGGCGTGCAGGTGCCAGCGTTCGGCACGTTGGTCGGGATGAGCTTTCCGACCAGGCTAAATAGCTGGCTGTTCTGGACTTCGGCGTATCGGGCATCAAGCACGCCCTGAATGCCGTCTTCGTACTTTTTCGTATAAAGGCCTTCGGTTTCGGGGAATTCGCCGGGTTCGTATTCGCCTTCGCCGCAGTCGTCGCCCTCGCAGTCCCCGTCGCCGTCGCCGCCGTTTCCGTCGCCGGTTTCGCTTTCCTTGCCTTCCGTCGTACCGGCAGGGCCGGCCATGCCGCCGGTTGATGTCGTCGTCGTGTGCGTGTGGCTGGCGTTGGTCTTGGGGTCGGTGGTCTTGGTTTCGGTTGTGGTCTTTTTCGAGTTGTCCGGATAGGTTTCGGTTTTCTCCCTAACCTTTACATCCGGCTTGCGCGGAGACGGGGTGCCCTCGGGAATACATGCGACCTTGCCACTGCTGGACGTCAGGACGCCCTCGGAAGCACCGCAAGGCGGCTCCTTTGGCTTTTGTGGCAGTTCGGGCGCATTGCCTGGCGGTGTTTCGTTGGAAGTCTGACAGGCCCAACCTGTGTTTGTAGCGGGGCTGGAGACAGAACCATCGTCATAAACGAAGGATTCGCCGCCACCCTGCTGCACTACGCAACCATTTGAGCAGGCCTCTAGCTGGCCTTTAGGGAACACAAAGGGCCAGCCGGCATTTACTACCTCGCCAGTACCATACGGAGAAGTGCATTTTTTTCTGCATCCGTTCATAGGAACCCATTCGTGGCCGGCAGGACAATTGCAGTTGGCCGGCTTGTCTGATGGTGCCGTATTGCCTTCCGGGGTGCCGTACATGGGGCAGGACGCTTCTGGATCACACATTGTTCCGTTCAACGTGTAGCCGGAAGGGCAGGTGTAAACAGTTGGAGTGCAGCCAACGACCTGACCCGACTGCGATACCGGAAATTGACCAGCTGCGCAGCGAAGCGTGGCGATGCTGTTATACGTCGAATATTGACCGACGCACGAACCGACGACTGCTTGTGCGTTATAAACCGTAGGTAATGGCGTTGAGTTTCGCTGAAAAACGAAATTTTGAGGACAAACGCCTGAAGGAGAATCCCAACTGGTCAAACCGCTGTTTGATGTGTAATACAACACGAATGGGGAAGGGCCCGCGGTTGCGGGTATTGACTGCGCGTAACCGAGGCTTGGAATCAGCGAGAGGAAGAAAAGAAAGAAATGAAGGAAAAGGCGATTAGCCATGCCAGCGACCCCACGCCATCACGAAAACAAAACCGGAGAGCGCCCCTAGCGTTGCTATGAGTGCCCAAAACAACGCCAGGAGCGCCCCGGTAGCCATGACTTAGGCCTTCTTGACGCCGCGCTTGCCCAGGTCGATGCCCTTGAAGGCCATCGCGATGCCGATGACAACGACGCCCATACCACCAACCCAGGTGGCAACGGTAGTGAGGTCGACTGCTGCGAAGATATCTGCCATTTGAACTACTCCTTGAAAAATACCGGATAGCGCCGGTTCGCTTTTTCCCTGATAGGCGGGAAACCGTTACAGCTTGCGAATGACACCGGTAGCGATGCCAATCACCGAGCCGAGAAAGTGGAAAAAGACCACGGAGCCGAAGCCCCACGACCAGACATAAAAAATTTGGGCGGCGTCGATGCCGAGCAGGGCGAGTTCTTCAGCGGTCATTTGTCGGACCCTTTGCAGTTGAGCGCGAAGCCGACGACGCGGCCTTGATCGTCGTATAGGGGACATTGCGCAACGGGCTTCGCCAGGCGGTATTCCCGCGCCTGGACAGCGCCCGGAATGCCAACGTCAGCATGAGACGGAACAGGCGTTGTAATGGTCTGCGGAGTGACAGCGACCCAGAGCGCGGCGGTTGCGGTAGCCACATAATGACCCGGCATTTAAGCCGCCTCACGGAGTGCGGAAATCGGGCGCACCGTGACGGTTTGCACCTTGTGCGTCAGCGACTGGACGTTGCAGGGCACGCCGATATCGATGCCGTGGTCTTCAAGAAGCGACTTGCGGACGCGGTAGTAAGCGCTCTTGCTCATTTGGCTGCGGATATTCTCGCCATCGCGCCACAGCACCGCCCAGGTGCGCAGCTTGATAGGAATTTCCTTCCAACGGATCGTTTCAACCTGATCCCGGAATACTTGGTCGGCAAACCGACCGTAGATGATCGTTCCCATGCTTCCATCCTTCCATGCGGACACCTTGTCCATTGCGTTCTGTTTCAGCCATTCACTTCCTAACTGCACTTCAAACCGGGCGACCGTTGCGCCGTGAGCCGGTGTGCGTCGGCCTTCCATTTCGGCGGTCTTGTCGTACATCTTTGCCTTCATCCAGTTGCCGCGCTTCGAGTCGTAACCCCACGTCGGGCCGTACTTGCCTTCCTTGGGTAGCCGCTGGCCGATGCGGCGAGACATGGCCGAGGTACAAAGCGCGGCGTAGTTGTCGGTTTCGAGGTTGCCGGCAAGATCGATGCGGCCCAGGTAGGTGCCGCACTCTGCAGGGGTGCCGACACGGGAACGCGTGCCGAAGCCGGTTGTGTCGTACCCGAGATCGCGGAGCACCTTGGCCCAGCGCTCAACGCATTGCATGACCGTCAGGCCTCGGAAGTTGTCGGCCTGCTGGAACCGGCCAATGTTTCCGGAGAAGTACAGCCATTGCCCGTCGCACTTGGCACGAATCGACGTGTCAGAAGACGGGCAACGGATGGACTCCCACGATCCAGACTCCCACTCGATTTCGCCGTCGGCAGAAACCTTCATAACGCGCCCGGCGTTACGAGGTTCGACGGGGTGAAGGTAACGATGACGACCGGAAAGCCAGTCACAGCAAACTGAATCGAAAAGGGGGGAAAAGTCCCACTTCTGGGAATTACTTGCAGTGGTACTAGCACTGCAAGTCGAAAATGCGCCCGCCGCGACCCCCAAAGACGCACCGACCGACAGCGGGTCCGATGCGAGGGCGAAGGGCGGGCGAGCGGTCATCAGTCAGTACATCCGCAGTCGAGGATTGATTCATCCTCAAAACCGAACAAATCGCCCTGGTCCAACGCAAAGGACTTCATCTGGCTGTACGAGGGACGGTCAAATCTGAAAACGTGGCCGTTACCGCCAGCGCTGGGAATACGTTGTTCTTGGGCAATCCACCAATCAGCCCGCTCCGGTTGTTCACGAATCAACGACATGACTTGCGAAGCACCCTTTAGGAAGCACAAATCGCAATTGCCATGAATGGTTTTGAGATCACGAACTGGAAGGGCAAGATCGAAAGGCTGGTTGCGCCAGAAGTCGATCACTTCCCGAACCGTTACCCCCGCGCTAGCCAGCGGCGCGAAACGATCAAAGGGCTCCTTGTTAGGTAAAGACAACTTGGCAACGCGTGAGGGTTCGTCGGCGCGGAACCCAATCGATACGTCCCAATGATCGAAGCCCATCGACTGCTGGGCAAAAAGCTTCATGACACGAATCTTGGCTTCGGAAGTACAAAAGCGAGTAACCGGATTCGGCAATAGTTTTTTTCTGCCAATCAGATCAAAAAGCGGTTTGCCGTCGCGGCTGGCGGTTTCGTAGGTGACTTGTTGCCAACGTTTGTGCGGATCATCGTGATCGAGGTATTCAAGCCAGACAATCGGAACGTTCCAGCGCTGGGAACATTGCTGCACAAAATCGAGCGTGGCAGGCATTTCCTTGCCGGTGTTGGCAAAGGTAACGACCGCATCGGAAGGCAACTGACCATCATGCGCGTAAAGGATGCGTTCAAGCATCATGCCGCTGGTCCGACCGCCGGAAAAGGAAATGACGGTCGGGCCAGAAAGCCGGAATGGATTCCGGGAAAGCACTTAAGCGGCCTTGGCGACCGGCTGAACCTGACGGAAGCCGGTGATGATGGTACGGAAGCCGTTACGGGCCGGGATGGTGTCCGTTTCCAGTTCGATACGAACCGGAAAAGCCAGGTGGCCGAACTTCTCGAGCGCGTCGTTAGCCAGGTCGGCCTTGGCGACCTCAAAGCCGAAACCTCGAAGGGTCATCTTTTCCCGGGCGGTCGGCTCGATGGGCTTGAGGTACAGCAGCTGAGCGAAGTCGTAAGGGTTGCCGGTCTCTTTGCCGGTGCCAGTCATGCGGAATACGCCGATACAGGTAACTTGCAT